AGCAACCTAGATGCTGCTGATTCAATGTCGAAGCTGTCGGAGCGGACTGGTATAGCGGCTCCGACATTAGACAAGTTTCGCAAGGTTGCAGAGCTAAGCGACACGAGCATTGAAAGCCTTGAACGTGCGTTTCCGGCTCTGACTAAAAACATGGACACGGCCGCCCAGAAAGCCAAAGGGCCTGCTTTTGAAGCCTTTGAGCGTTTAGGCGTCTCCTTTAAAGATTCAAGCGGAAACCTCCGAGATGCTGATGCTGTGATGCTTGACATTGCAGATCGTTTCCAAGGAATGGCGGATGGGTCTGAAAAAGCAGCACTGGCATCTTCTATTTTTGGAACCCGTATCGGTTCAGAGTTGATTCCGTTGCTCAACAGTGGCGGTGACGCTGTCCGCGACATGGGCACCTCCTTGACTCAGGAATTTGCAGATAAAGCTGCAAATTTTAATGACCGTTTGGAAAAGATGCAGGAAAAGTTCGGGGATCTTGGTTTGAGATTGACAGAGGCGCTACTGCCGGCGCTTGAGTCATTGGTTGGCATCCTTGATGGTGCAATGAACGCATTTAACGCGCTGCCTGGCCCTGTTAAAAGCGTTGTTGCTGGCGTGACTGCATTAGCCGTGGCAATGGGTATTTTGGCACCAGTTATCGGCTTAGTTAAGGCTGGCTTTGTTGCGCTGGGTGCCTTGAAGATCGGCGCAACACTTGCAGGGTTTGCACCTGTGATTGTAAGCGTTGGCAGCGCTCTCAGTGGTCTGCTGCCGATTATTGCCGGAGTGTTCACCGGTCCCGTGGGCTGGGCTGCGTTGCTAATCGGCGCAGGCGCTGCAATCTTTGCTTTTAGGGATCAAATTGGTGAGTTTTTGGGTAACTTGCTACAGCCGTTTCAAGATGTGTTTTCGGCTATTGGTGAAGCAATGCGAGCACCTTTTGAGGCTGTTGTTGGTTTTATTAAAGGCATTATTAACAACGTTCTTAGCTTTGTTGGCAAGGCAATTAACGCAACAATTGACAAAATTAATTCACTAATCCGAGGCGTAAACAAAATCTCAAGCAAGGTCGGCATTCCTGCCATCCCCTCAATTCCAAGCGTACAAATTCCTCAGTTTGCAAAAGGCGGGATGGTCAACGGGGCTCAGTTGGCAGTCGTTGGTGAGGCTGGGCCTGAGTACATTGTTCCAGCTGGCAAAGCGCAAGGATTTGCGCAGAACATTCTTGCTGGGATTCGTGGTCCTGGGGCCATTCCTGCTTATGCAGAAGGCGGCTATGCTGGGCCTGTAAACATCACTACAGGCCCAGTGATGCAGCAAGGCGGCACAAATTACGTCACTATGGCGCAGTTTGAAGCAGGCATTCGAGATGTAGCTTCTGCCGTCACGCGAGGAGGTCGCAGCTATGGCGCACGCCGATTTGCAGGGATTAGCTAATGAGCAGCAATAGAGCACAATCTCAGCTCTTGCGTATTTACACCTCGGGGGGCTCTGATCATTACCTGTGGCAAAATTTTTATGTCAACCAGACAGTCACTATCTCATCAAAATCTTACAGGTTTTTCCCTTTTACTTGGGACGGCATTGGCGAAAGCTCAGCTATTGGCGAGCAAACGATAGAGCTGATTTTACCTGCCACCTCTCTGGCAATCTCTGCTTTTCAGGCAGCGTTTACCTCTAAGCATCTTTGTGAATTAAAAACCTATGAATTTGACTCACGCTTAGGAGTTAGCGCGCCACAGTCCAGCCAAACACTGATTGGAAGCTTTCTGGGCTATGTTTCGACAATGAGCAGTTCTTTGACTGAGCTGTCAGTTTCGCTTGGCTCTACGATTGCGCCAGTTGGCGCGCAGATCCCAAGTCGCACCGCGTCAAATCGCTTAATAGGTGTCCCAATTCAGCTATGAGCATTCGCGTTCAAGATCCCTTGTTTTTGCTGTCGGCGCAGACCGGCTTGAGCGTTGGCGAGCTTCAAGTTAAAGCAGCGGATGGGAATCCTGATTTAGAAAAAAAGCAAGAGGCGCTCAAAACTGGAGAGCCGATCCCAATCCTGTTCTGTCGCTTTAGGAGCGGAAATGGCGGCGTCATGGTGCAGCCGAAGATCTCTGAGGCTTTTTTCTCAAATTCAATCGTTGAAAACACGTATTCAACAGACGGCGGCTCAACTGTTTTTGGCTTTCCCATTGAAAGACTTGAGCTTAAGTATCTTTTAGTTTTGGGCGAGGGGAATATGTCGCAGCTGCAAGTTAGGGACATATTTTACGGAACTTGCAGGCGTGGCACATTCAACCAAACATATAACGGCAGGGCTGGTGCATGGAGTCCAGGCAACAATATCGACAATTACCATGACTCTGTTGCCACTCCTAATGCACAGGGGCGTTACGTTATCAACTTTGCTAATTTAAATCAAGGCCAGTCAGTTAAATACCCAAAAGCCACATACTACAAAGGTCAAAATAACACTATCTACGCCATAAGACACAAGGAGTACGGATTCCCTGTGTTTTGTGGTACGTCTGGCTTATACAGCGGGCTGACAACTTTGAGCTTTGAATACGACTTAGATGATGCTGATTCTGAAGATATAGGAAAGACTGTAAATGTTTTTATCAGGAACGGGCTTCAGGTTACGCGTTTGGTTGATAGTGTTGCTGGGGCATCAGACAATTTCGTTGATCTCGTCAAGTATTTATTCCAGACGAATAATCGCCTAGTTGACGACTTGATTGACAACACAGCGTTGACCACAGCAGCAAAATTTGCAGACGTAAATGGGTTTTTGTTTAATGGTGAGCTAAAAAAGAGTCAGAACCTGCTTGATTGGCTGCAATCAACTTCTGTTAATTTTTTGCTGCGTCTTTCTAACTCTGGCGGCAAATTTGGCTTATTGCCGCGATTGCCTTACAACGCTGATTTTACCATAAAGACGACTCAAGTGACTCCTGAATTTACTTTCACAGAAGAGCACGTTGTTAAAGGCGGTTTCGAACTTTCGTATATCAGCCTTGAGGATCGTGAACCGGTTTGCTTTGTCGTCCAATGGCGTCAGCAGCCTGAGGCTGATTTTGGGCTTGTGCGCACTGTTCAAGTCAAATATGCAAACGAAGCTGTTAATGGTCCGTTTGTAACCATTGATATGAGCGGTTACTGCACGAATGAGAATCATGCAGTGAAGGTTGGTGCGTTCCGCTTGGCGCAGCGCAAATTTATTACGCATCATCTACGGCTGACTGTGCGTGAGCGCAGCTATAACGCTTCTTTGACTGTTGGCGATCTTGTCCGTGTCCGTTTGCGTCGTGAAACAAATGAGGGTCAGGTTGAATATCACGACAAGCTATACGAAATTAATAGGATTGAAAAAACATTTGCCAGTACGATTGTCTACGATTTAACTCATTTTCCGATTGACACGCAAGGCCGCAGCATTATTGCGCGTGAGGTTGCTGCGGCGAGTGGCGCTGGAAACGTTATTAACGTCGGCAGAAGTACATTTGATTGCGACGAAAACAGTTCAACTGCCACGACAACTGTCGGAACAGGCAGTGGAGGCGGTGGCAGTGATCAGCCGCCTGAGATTGATACGGAGGTTGACATTGATCCGCCTGACCCAGATGACGCGGATAGTCCGTATCCAGAAGGCCCGCAAAATCCTGAGGATCCACTTGACGAAACGCGCGACGGCAGCGATCCAGGCAATCCTCAAATTGAGGGTTATACAGGCACGCCAACAACTGGAGACACATTGACTTATGCGCCTAACTGTCCTGGGGCGATAGTTAAGTGGTACAAAATCAACATCAACACTGAAGAGGCGACACTTATCGGTGAAGGCGTCGGCGCTGTGTTGAGCGTTACGGAAGCGTTGCAGCAAGAAGGCGTGAGGGTTTATGCGGAAGGATGTTGCCCTGATCCGTCGGCTCCTGGCGGCTATGGAACTTGCATTAAATCTGATGAGGTTGAAGTATTTGATGAAATCATTGATTGCCCTGGCGGTGGCGACGCAGGCGGTCAAGGCACATTTACCAAGGTCATCAATGTTGGTACTGCTTACCCGGCAAACTTTACCTTTACTTATACGGCCTACACGGTTCAAGACAGATTCGTGATTTCTGGCGCGGCGACTCTTGACACTGGATTTGTGAGCGGCACAAATGTGAGTGTCCTTGTCGATAAGACAAGTTCGGGCCGTTATGTCACTGTGACTGTCTACGCTCCGACCAGTGGCACGGCATGGGAGTATTCTGTCGGATGCGCTAGTTGATCATGGCTGATTTTCCTTCGCTAACTCCTCAGACAAGGACATATACGCCAGGCGCGTTTGCTGTTTACAGAACAACTGTGTTTGCTGGCGATCAAATTGCAGTCAGAAGGAACAATGCGGCCACGAACTATCTGCTGTCTTTAACGTTTGTTAGTTCAGATGCAACCTTTCAGAAAACAATTTTCAATCACTATGCCGTTCATCACAGGTTTCAACCTTTTGACTTGCCGTCTGTGATTACAGATGGAGGCGGGTTTAGTTTTCCTGCAAATTATCAGTGGATCTATGGAGGCCCGCCAAAAGTAACATTTACATCAGGGGAAGTAAAGGTTTCGGTGCAGCTTGAGTTGGTGGCCCCATACGACATCTAGCAATGGCTTCTTTTCCGACTGTTTACCCAGATTCAATCTCTTTTGACCATGGCTT